CCTTCAACGTTTCCTCTTGAAGGATTCGCAAGTTCAGGACCTACTCTTATTTCAGCCAAACCACTTGCTTCATTAAATTTATAATAATCTATTTTAAATAGATTCGTAACACTTGAGCTTGGATTTGTAATGTAAAGATATTGACCAACATAATAGTTATCAATTGAAGATAAGTCATTATTCACAGGGTCAAGTCTAACTGAAACTTCTCCGTGAACATTACCGCCACCTGTTCTACCAAAGATAAAATCCAACACTCCAAATTTTTGTTGATAACCTTGGTTACCATTTTGGTTCTCAACTTGAATATCAGAAATACCCCCACCTCGAACTTCAGCAGGTTCAATAACCGCTGCTGGGTCAATAGGAATATATCCTAATGCATTGTATCCTTCAAACTGTAATGTTGTTAAACGATACATATATTTCCATACATAACCGTCTGCTGTTTCATAAATTTGATTTAAGTTAGCATTGTCAAATGTAGGAGGAGATTCAGCAGATGCACCGTTATCGTTATCTAAACATTTATAAATTCGATAATCTCCAGTATCATTATCGTTAGGACCAACTACCGCATAAAAGTTTGTTCCTGTTAAATCAACTGTGTCATCAAATTGAGTATATACTGTTCCTCTCTGCCAAGGATAATATCTTATCATAAAGTTAATATCAGCAGGATGAATTCTTTTTCCGAACAGAGTATTTTCTAAAAACTCATTTTGTGAATAAGCAGAGTCAACCGGATTAAATGTTCCGATTGTAGAAACAAACATATAATAATCATCGTTCGCTTTTGCGTCGGCGATGAAAATTTTATTTACATCACTCTTAAAATTGTTTGTTAAGATTTCTGCCATGTTGAGTTAACTCTTCTATATTTTTGTTTATTTATTACCAGTTTCTAACCTTTAACTCTCATTCTTGGTCTAGGCCAAGTTCTTCCTGAGCTAGGTCTTGCTTTTGCATTAATTTTTGGAAAACTTAAACCTGTTTCGGGTCTTTGGTTTTTCCAATATAAAATTTTATTTGCTGCTCCTTGTAAACTTTCAAAGTCAGTAGAACTATCAGTTCCTGTATCATACATTATATTTGGAGTTGCTGTGCTTGTAATAAAAGCTTGTGCTTCTAATTGAGTTAAGTTTGGATTACTTTCAGCAAATAATGCCAATACACCTGCCACTTGTGGACTTGCCATACTTGTTCCACTATATTTACTTAAGTAAAAACTATTATTTCTTGTGTCAGCTACACTCCCGGTTAATACAGAACTTACAATACCTGAACCTGCCGCGAATACATCTACTGCATCTCCACAAACTGAAGAGGCTCTTTTTCTTTCATTAGACACATCGTCAAGACTCCCTACTAAGATTGTTTCATCTATTATTCCACCGCCACGTAGACCAGGCCTATTAGAATAAACGAGAGCAGTATAATTAGTAAAATTTCTTAAATACAATTCGTTACCATAATCTTGGTCACTAGACGAAACATTTTTTTGATAATGATTTCCGGCTGAGTTCACTACAATAACTCCGTCATTTATAGCATCCTGAATATCTGCTTCAAATGCAGTATAATATGCAGATATATTCCAATTCCCATCAGCTGGCACATTAACACCTCTTGCTTCTAATTGTGCATCACTTACATCGGTTCCATTAGTATTATATTCATCAAGAACAACACCACGATATCTTATTGCTCCTACACCGTCATAATTACTATTATTTGTGATTAAGGAATCTCTTGTATATGTATAGCCATAACTATGATTACTTATTGTAGGATTACGTCGGCCTGTGTCTGGATTAATTGGTTTTGTATTGTGCCATTCACGAATATAATCCCACATAGTTTCCGTATTAAGAGGACTTGTTGGAGAATTATTTACAGCATTACCATAATAAAATTCTAAACTGTAAATATTTGCATCTCTTGCCCAACCTAAAGTATTTCCCGCTACCGTCCCTGCGACGTGACAGCCGTGATTTGTATCTGAAGTCGAACCTACTGTGCTATAGTCGTAAGTACCGTTTGAACCTAATCCTAATTGATTTGTTAATGAGAACCAATTAAAATATTGAACTCTTGTACCACCTGTACCGTCAGGATTGACGGCAAACTCTGGATGATTACCTGCAGTTGTTGTAATACTTCCATCCACAATTAATACATCAACATTTTTTCCTGATGCTGTAATTGTAAAAGAAGCAGACTTATCTGAAACTGAATCTGACCCCCAGTTTCCGCCTGGGTTAGTTGTTTCTGTGTGTCGATATAAACCCCAATTTTTTTCCAAACTCTGAGGAAAGATAGATGCGTTTCTTCTAAAAGTTCCTGATTCTGAATAACCGAACGGTTGGCAAATCATTGCATCTAACAAATCTTTTGGAGCAACATCCCACACTCTAGGATCTTCTTTTAATTGTTCAGCTTCTTCAAAAGTTAACATATAATTAGTATTACGACTGATTGGTCTTCTTAACTGTAAGTCAACTGCTCTATCAGGAATGTATAAGTCACCTCCTGGAGTTTCCATATCATTATAGAAATCCTCTAGGTCTTCTCTATTATGAAGAGTGACAATATATTCCTTCATTTAATTAAGCCTCTAATTCTAATACAGTTAATGTGACGGCAACGTTATTTGTGCTTCCTGATTTATTCTTAATTGCTACTGGGATAATATTACCTGTTTCTAACCAACCCATAACAGCAGGACCGAATTTAACTGTTTCAGCACCTGTTGTAATGACTTCAGCAATTACACCTGCGTCAGGAGAAGGATCGGTTGTTTCTAATCTTGATGCATCTGCTGTTCTTGAAGCAGTATCAACATACAACCTTACCCAAGCAGCATGTGAAGTTTGAATTTTCATTAATCCAAAAGCAGGGAACCCATCAATATCTGTGTTTGATGTTGCATCGTTTGCTAATGAAGTTGCTGTCGTGGTTTTTGTTGTTCTTGTTGAAAGACCACCTGAACCACCGCCACCTGCGGCTGCTTCAACAACGATTGTTCCTGTCATGCCTCCATGTACAGAACAGATATATTTGTAATTACCTGAGAAAGATGCAGGAATTTTCCAGAATAATGTTCCGGCATAAGCACCGCCTTGTGTAAAGTCGGTATATACAATATTATTATTTAGTTCAACAATACCTTCTGATACATCAACACCACCTGATGTTTGAATTTTAAATGGATGTGTTCCACCATTGTCATCTGTTAAATCAAATCCAACCGTAGTACCAGCCTTAACATAAATTGTTGGGTTATCTGTTGTTCCGTATTGGTCAAAGCGATATGCACTTGAGCCGTTTGTCGTTACTTTTAATACAGTTGCTGCATTACGGAAAATGTTTGAGAATTGTGACCTATCAGCTAGGATTGTTGGTTGTTGGTCTATATTTCCATAATCCGGAGTGAATGATACGTTTCTCCATGTTTGGTCATTATTGAAATAAGTTAGAATATCTCCGCCTTGTGGATTACTAATTGTTGTATCAGTAATACCGGATATTGTGGTTGAACCGCCACCGCCTTGAGCAACCCAAGCAAAGTCAGAACCGTCCCAACTTAACACTTCATTAGTTTGAGCACCACTTACATTAAGGTGAGCACTTACGTCGTTATCAGAATATGAACCACCACCTGATTGTGATATCCAAGCATAGTCAGAACCATTCCAACTTAATATATCATTTGTGCTTGCGCCTGAAGTATTTAAGTGAGTATCGACATTAGCTGTTGTAAACGCTGTAGGTAATGCGGCCCATTGATAATCTGTTCCACTCCATTGTAATACTTCATTACTTTGAGCACCTGAAACGTTTAAGTGAGCACTTACATCATTATCTGAATATGAACCACCACCTGACTGAGATATCCAAGAATAATCAGAACCATCCCAACTTAAGATTTCGTTTGAACCAGCTGAACCTGCATTCAGATGAGCATCAACATCAGAATCACCATAGGAAGTACCACCTCCGCCACCTTGAACCCAAGAATAGCTTCCGTTTGCACTTGTGCCAAGAACATAACCATCAACTTCGCTATTTAATATATTGGCCGAATATACAAATGAGTTTAGTGGGTCTGTGTAATTTGGAATTGCGCCTGCTGAAGTATCTGAAAGGACTTTTCTCCATGCTGCGCTGTGAGCGTAATATATTGAACCTGTATCATGAGCATGTCCTATTGCTCCATGATAAGTACCTGCATCAACAGCATCAAGTTCTGCTTTTGTGTTGTATAAGAATGATATCTTGTGGGGTTTACCATTTAAATCAATATTTCCATTTGTATCAAATAGATTTATTGGATTATTTGCATTTCCCAGTGCAAGATATAACTCGTTAAAGTTATCGTTTGTTTTATCGAATGCATTTCTTAACGGATCACCTGTTCCGTCATTTGCTGATGCACCGATATTAATTATTTGCTTGGCCATAGCGTTTCTTTCCTAAAAATTTTAAAATTAATTTATATTTATTCTTAATAAGTAATATCGTAATTATTCTCTAGGTACTTATTAAGGAAGTTTCTCATATCTGCTGAGACAGCGTGTCCTACATCATCTTTGATAAAGATTACCGTATCATAATCAACTATTAAACTGTTTGTTCCGTATGTTGCTCCACCTAAGTTTTGCGAACCTGCCCAACCTTGAGCCTGTGCAAATCTGTATACACTATCCTGTGCTTTCAAGAAGTCAACACCTAATGCAGTTCCTCCCATATATGGAACAACATTATCTTGTAAACCATTCATTTGAACAATTCTTCTCTGAGGAATAGGTACTTCTAATGTATCATATCCGAGGTTAGTATATGCTGAACCTGTCTGTTCTTCATTAGATGGGTAATAGAAATTTCCGTTTCTATATTGTTCGTCGTGAGTTTGTGATATCATACAGACGATAGTATCAACTGCAGTATCATCAATTTCAACTGCTGCTCTCAATGCAAGAGCACCACCATTTGATTGTCCTATAATACGAATCTTAGTATCATCAACATTATTATATATTTTTAACATTGTGATAAGTTCGTCTAACATTTCAATATCAGGACCTTTTGAAGTTTCATTCGCAATATTCCAAGAATTCGCAAATCCATCAACTCCGATTAATATATGTCCTGGCAGTGTAGCAGTTAATGATGAAACCATACCTGAACCGTTTCCACCATTACCGTGTAATAAAATAGCAACTGGGTAAGGAGCAGAACCT